GCGTGATTGCGCCATTGTTTGTCTTGCTGGCGTTTACTCCATGTGATACGTCACTCATTTGTTATACCTCCTGTTCTGCGTATGCAAGGGCGGCAGCCTTTAAGTCTGAATAATACTTGTTGTATACATTCCCGGTTGTCTTCACCTTGTCTTTCTTGTCTGCCAGTTCGGAAATAGGAACCAGCATTTTTCTTACAAGCGGGAACTTTTCAAGAATGAAAGAAAGTTCTTCTTCAATCTCTTTGTCTGTTCCCTCAAAAATCTTGTTGCATGGCAGCATTGCTTTTGGCAGGTTCGGTCCAATGTAAATCAGCTTTACTGTTTCCGACTGCGTATTTGCCGTTTTTACGGCTTTTTCTTCTGTTGTGGTATTTTCTACCGCCTGCACCTTTTCAGCGTCCTTTTCGGCTGCTGTGGCGCTTGCTGTGGTCGCTTTTGCCATTTTGTCTTCCTCCTGTCTATAAATTGTGCAAAATCTCTGCCACATCACGTTGCGTGACTGGCATACTCCAATTTGTCACCATTTCGCCCATGTAGTATGGCGGCGTGGTGTCTTGATATACGATATATTCCAGCGGCAGTTCCAAAGCAAATTGACCGCCGCCGATTGTCCCGGCTTTCTTCAATTCGCTGCGCACTCTCAAAATCAGATTAAGAAGTGCAAGCGGTCCGTCCTGTCCATCTTCTGAATACACCGCAAATATTATTCTTACTTTGCAGCTGTCTTCCTCTGGTTCGCCCGCTTTCTTGTCGTCCGTCCCTGTTAGGAACTTTAACAGAATGTATGGTACTTTCTGTTGCACGTCGTCTGCTTCCGGTAGCCCCATTTTATAAACTGCTGCTGCTCTTTCTTTTTCTTCGTTGCTTCCCGTTCTGGTTCGCACTGGCAAAATAATGTCAGACGTTTTGGAACTAATGAATTTCTGCAATTCTTCCAACAAAAAAACTGGTGTCATAACGCTTTACCCTCCATAACCGTTCAAAATCCTGTTCATTTCGTGTATAATTCTTTCGTTTACCAGTTCTTGTGCTTCCTTTTCCAGCCCGTCTATAATATCTTCATTTCCCACCATCTGTGCTGCTGATAGTCCCATTTTCTCTTCAATCGGAAAACGCTTGCGCCCTGTCCTCTCAAATACTCCCGTGTGACCATTGCTTTTCATTTCTGCAACGAAAGCGTCTTCAAACGGTGTCCCGCTGCCACCTTTTTTGACCGCCGCCCGCACCTGCTTTCCGGTTCCGGGCTTCGTCGGCGTTACTTTGAATTTGTACAGTGGTATTTTCACGCCAGAAAACGAAACAAAGCCCGCAAGGTTTCCCGTGCTGGCTTTGGTTATATTTATTCTGGTTGCTTTCGTCAGTGCTGCGCCATTTACGGCATATACGGCTTTTACCTGCTTTATTGCCTGTGTCTTCACTCTGGAAATACCACGGTTCATAGCGCTGGCAAATACTCTTTCTGCACCTTTTGGAACGTCTGCCAGCAGGGTTCCAACTCTTTCTATTGCGTCAGATGTTATTTCAATCATTCTTCCAACATCTCCAATTCAAGAATTATTTCCCCGTCCTCGCAGTCTGCTTTTGAAATGTTATACATATTGATTGCCCCGGCTTCGTCAATTTCAAGCTGGCGTCCTTTTTTGGGAACGCAACCAAAATCATATAATGACATATAGACCAGACAAGAAGCACGGTTTATGCCCTCTGCATTGTCCCCGTTTCCTCTCTGCCGTTCGTCGGCTGCCGTGTGGTCAATGATTATGGGCAAATAATGTTTCTTGCCTTGATACCATATATCAGTCATAGTTGCCATTTCTCCGCAGTTGTGAAACACTTTCATGTCACTGGCAAGCTGTGCTTTGAAGTCCATTAGATAGGTGTTGCAACAAACCAGCTGTCTACATCATGCGGAACGCATAACGGTGCAGAAGACAGATTGAGGAAGCGGCGGGCAGGCTTGCGTTTTGTCCATGTGTCCGGTACATATTTACCCTCTACGGTCATAAAGTTGCCGTCCGGCTCCTTAATAAGTGTGATTGCTCCATAGTACATGGAATAATCAGCGTTTGTACTTAACAGTGCCAAGCTGTCAGCAGGTACAAGCGGCTTGTCCTCCGGTTTGTCTGGGTTTGTCCAGTCGTCAAGATACCACTCATTGTACTTGTAAATATCAAGTCCCAGTTCGTGAATGGTTCCAAGGTATGTGACGCCGTTCGGTAACTGTTTAGGCTGTATAACCGCAAGATTGAAGTTTTTCACATCAAGCATTTTCTGCACCTTTGCATGATTTACAAACGCATTTGCAACGTCGCCACCCATAACACAAATATCGCAGTTTACAAATCCGGTCTTCTGTACGGTTTCGTGCCAGCGCTTCAAATCTGCGATAGGGTCGGAAGTGTCGGCAGTCCACTTCTTCGCTGCTGTTGTGATTTTCTCTTTGTTTGTAAAAGAGAAGTCAATCACTTCATTTACTCCGTCGCCAATGATAGGGATTGTGCCAGTAAAAATGGTCTGTACGCACATTAACTCTTCACGGCGTAAAATCATTTCTCGCAGTTCCTTGAAATCATCAGCCATTTTAAGCACTGCACGTTCCGCAGGTGTTCTGCCAGAATAAAGGCTTTCACCCGGTCTGCGCTGCAAAAGGTCGTCAACCGTTGTGACCTTTTCCGGTGCAACTAAAGGCGGTGTGTAGGTCTTTGTTTCATAGCCAGTGTTTGGCACTACCTTTCCACCAACTACACGGCTGACAAACGGCGCAACCTTTCTGCTTCCTTTCTTGAAATCAACATCAACATTCTTTGTTACGAATGTTTCTTCATGTTTGAAAAATGTACTTCTAAAAAAAGTACGCACGGGCGGTAATTTCTGAACCACTCTGCCCATTGTTCGTGGTTCGTAAATAGATACTTCATTTGCCATGATTGTTTTATCCTCCTTACTTCAAAAAGATTGATACTTTTCGCAGTGCTTCTTTGATTTTTGCTAAATCTGTGCTTGCTTCAAGGTTTAATGCGTCAGCGAAAAACTCACCCGTCAAATAATATGTGACTGGTTCGCCCTTGCCTGCTGCTGCCGCAGAAATTCCGATTGCGTTCGCTTCTTTTGTTGTAGCAACCGGAATGATTTTGTTTTCGTTCTCTGTGTCAACCATTACTGGTGCATACTCTTTGATTTCTGCGCCCGCAACTCCCGTTTCCGGTACTGTTGGGAAGTCGCCAGCAAAGAAATTTTTTGGTGCTGTTTCTCTCTTCTCTACTGCGTATTCACTCATTTTGCGCTACCTCCTTATTTTGTATCTGGAAACAACTTGTCAATAGCGGCATTGAACGGGTCTTTTCCGTCACCGCCTGCGTTGTCTTCCGGTGTTACGCCAGATACGCCGTTTGCCCCGCCGTCCTGTGCGTCCTGCTGGCGGTTCTGAATGTAGTTGCCGCCCGCTTTGTTCTGTTCTGAAATGATTTTGACTGCCATTTCCTGTGCAGAAATAGGGTTGACAAACTTTGCGTCCTTTGCGATTGCGTCATAGTTGCCGTTTGCCAAGTCTTCAATGCCTTTAATTCTGGCACGTTCTGTGGCTGCTGCTTCATTCTGGATTGTCGCTACTAAATCCGGGTATGCGGCTTTTAGTGCGTCAACCGTTGTGATTTTGTTTTCTGGTGCTGCCATTTCTGGTTCCTCCTTTTCCTGTGGCTTGTTGATAGGTTCTGTTGCACTATTTACTAAACTACCCGGATTTTGATTGTGCGGGCTGTTTAATAACTGGGTTGGAATACTCTTGAACATGGAAACGTCAATGGGTACTGAATTGACCACGATTTTTGAAGAATTTTCAACAACCGTTGTGCTGTCTTCAAACATCAATTCATCACAAAAGCCGTTTTCAACGGCAATGTCGCCCGTCCACCATGTTTCATTTGACATAAGCTGTTCTATGTCCTCTGTCTTTTTGCCAGTCTTGCTGGCATATGTATTGACAATACTTTGTTTAATCACTTTCAGTTCATCAGCCATCTTCAAAAAGTCTTCTGCTCTGAAAGTGTCCCAGACTGTCATTGCAGGGTCATGTATCATAAATACACCGTTTCTGGCAATCTTGATTGTGTCGCCTGCCATAGCAAT